AATAAACCACTAACATGCTCTACAATCATAAAAAGTTCTGCCTCTCCAGCTGATTGACCTAACTCACCTCTTGGGTATTTAATTCTAAACTCTGTGTTTTGTTCTAAATCTTTCTGCATTAACTCTATTTTTGTGGCGTGGTTGTTGAGCGTTTCGTGCAGGCCAAAATAAGCCCAGGTTCCGATAGCGACCATCGCGATCAAACTAGCAACCGTCTTCATAGGCATCTGCACAGCTGCCTCTTCGCTAATTTTCATTGGTTTATTTGCCATTCTTTTCCTTATAATTGTCTAGTGTTACCACATCTGGGTTATCTTTTAAATACTGTTGTTTTAGCTCTGTCCAATAGCTAATTTTAGGGTCAAAGTCTCTTTCACCATAAGACTGTGTAGATACAAGACCTAATTCTGCACACATATTAATTAACTCTGCAAACTGTGGAGGTGGTGGACTAATTCTAGGCACCCTTTTACATTCTTTTACAAGTTCTAATTGTGTTTTTATTTTTTGTTTTTTTCTTTGTTCGTTTGCAAACTCCTCATCACATACAGGTCCAATAGATTTTCTCCATCTAAAACCAACAACTTGATCTTGATTTTCAGCGCTAGTTCCTGTCTTATATTCACGCTGCCTTACTTCTGTGTATGCTTCCCAACTCCCTTGATCACAAGAGTTTGTGCCATCATTTAAATATTCATTACGTGCGGTAGCTGCAGTGGCAAGTAATGCTATTAATATACTACCTATTAAGATCCTTAATATCATATGCATGTTCCCTTACTTGATCAGCTAATTGTCTGTATAAATTTTCTGCCATTTCCCATGTTGCTTCTGCTGCAGATAATCTTGTAGCAACTTCGGTTAGCTTATCTTCTGCTACCTTTAAATCTCTTTCAATATTTATAAGAGTTTGTTTATTTGCTTCGATTGTATCAGTGAGATTAAGAACGTATCTTACAGACGTAAATGTTCCGGCTAATATTGCAGCCACAACAGGCACAATTACTATATTCTTTTTTACCCATTCAAATCTCGATAACTTATTCTTGGGTTGTTTCTTTGCCATAAATTACCTGTCAAATCTTGACACAATCCAGTTCCAGACAGCTTTAATTTTGTCCCAAACCTT